TGTCAGACATGCCATCGAGATTACCTGTGCGATATGCGCCCTCTAAACTTTCTAGCAAAGACGCCGCTTTAGTAGCACCACTAACGGGGTCTTGAAACTGAGGCAGGTTTTTAACATTGTTAACGGTTCTCGTCATTAGAGCGCCGCCATAAGCCCGCCTGATGCGCTTCTTCATTTCTGTGGCACCTGACACCGACAACCTATCAGGATGCTCTTCAGCGAGTCTGTCAACGCGAGCAAGAAGGTTTTGGTAATCTTGCCCACCCATACCCGAACTTAATTCACCAGATTCAACACCTGCGGCAACATCCAGCATATCGCTTTCAATCAAAGAGAAATCGCTCTTGAATGATGCTTCATCTTCTGCGTTTACTTTATCTGCATAAAGCGAAGCTGTGTTTTCGCCAGCAAGAACAGAACCAGTATCAAGCGTGAAAGCGGCGTGGCGGTCGCCTACTGCTTCAGCAGTTTTTGTAACGTAAGCGCTATATGCTCTATCAAAACCTTCTGGGTCGTTTGGATGGTCAGCACGCAAGCGGGTTGCTTGGTTCTTCATATCCAAAAGAATATCGTTACGATACTTTCTATCGAGCAAAGGCTGTGCAGTTTGGGCAGCAATTTTAGAAATGCCAGCGGGAAGCTGTCTATATTCTACCTGCCCTGCATCATTGCGAGTACGAAACCCTGCGGCAAGCTCTTCGCCCTTCAAGGTTTCTTCAGCGACAGCTTTATCATAAAAACCCTGCATCATGTTTGCACCAAGGCGCTCTAGGTTTTCACCTGCCTCTACGCCAGCCCTTGATGGGGTGACGATGCCGATGGGTTTATTAAATCCCTCTTGACGCTGTAATCTTTGTATCTTCGCCATTACACTGTTTCCGTAATTGTTTGATACTTATCAACTGCACCAACCAGCGTGCCAATATTTTTAGTAAACGCAGAACGCATTGCCTGATTACCAGCCGCGCGTGCATCTGCCGCCGCAAATCTTGTTCTGCTTTGCTCTAACAATGTCTGTGTTCTGGCTCTGCCATCATCTGTTGCAGATTTTTTCTTTTCGGCTGCAGTAAGTGCTTTTATAGAGCGGTCATTAGAGCCGCGATTATTTACAGCCCTCACTGTATCATTAACTGACAGCATAGTTTGTAGACGGTCTTGGCGTGCATTGTGTTGTTGTAATGCCTCTAACGCTTGAAACTTTGCGTTCTGTTCGTGCTGTGCCGCAATAGCCTGTTGACGCCTACGCTCTGCGCTAGCCGCCTGTTGTCTGCCGTACATTTGAATGCCAGCACTAGCAATCATTAAATAAGGATTACCGAACATTAGAATGCCACCTCTGCTATCAAACCATTAATCTGTAAAGGCAAGGGAGCGCTTTGAGAGATAGTTACCCTTGGGTCTTTAGAGTACCCCAGAGGACGAAACTCCTTCTTGCCTGTTATCTTGTCGGGTGCTGAACCAATAGAGAAGTTTACATTACGGATAACCATATCGGTGCCGTTAACTGAAACGCTCAATGTTTCGTTCAAATCCAAATCAACCATAGAGATGCGCCGTGGGCGTGCAGTCAAGAACCCGCCTTGCACCTGCCCATCAACAGGAAGGGTTTTTAACTCTGGTATAAACTTGTAACCAGCCTGTACTGTGCTTGATGTTTTAACAGCGCTTACATCTAACTGCCCACCAGCAACAGTAAACTGCCCTAGATATTCATCGCCATCTGTTACATCAACAACAGCGCCATTAGCAAAATGAGAACTCACAGTAAACACGCCGTTGGTGCCAGTGAACTCATCAGAAAAATCTGTATCTCGAGAGCTAGTAAATCTTTCTAAGAATAATTTATCTGTGCCAGAACCATCATCTCGTACAGATACAGAATATAAATCATCTTCTACAGAGCAGATTGAATGAAACTTGCCAGTAGTATTCCAATCTACCCAGCCAGCACGCTTCTCATTGCGAATGCTGTAATACACAGAGATGTTGCCATCATTCATAAGAAAGAAAGCGTAAGCCCCTGGACGGTCTAATGAACCCTTCACAGTAGCAAGCTGTAAAGGTGATTTTATCAAATGCGAGGATAGCAGAGATATCATATTGCCTGTGTACGCACCTTCTGCATCAGAGTAGATATACTCGCGCACAGCAGATCCAGTTGACTGCACAAACATGGTTGCACCATCAATAGATTGTGGGCGAACAAAGCCTGTACCAAATGGTGTCTGTGAAGATATCTTCGCGTTCTCTGGCGTTACAGGCTCATCTTGAAAAGAGGGCAGATAAAATTCTGAGCGAGAAGCAAAAATTTGAAGGTCACGATTAGAAACCAGATGCCTAATCCTGTTCGTCTGACCAATGTTTGCGTCCAAGTCCAGAGCATCGTTAGCTTCTGCATCCCCTAAATCAAAGTTAAAATATTGGCTGGTTACTGACCCCCACAGCCCGTCTGGTTGCGACTTCGTGCCGCCAAACCACAATCTATCTTCGTGGAATGTAACAGCCGCAGGGAAGCCTCTAATCGCGGAGTATGATTGCTCATACCATTCTGTTGTTGCCGCGCCTGTTTCAATGGTTGGAGAACCACCGCCAATAGCACCGCCAGTAGCATTAGCGCCAGCAGTTACCTCATAAGTATTCTTATCAATAATACGAGATATTGTTCTAGCGCCGTTAATATTTGTGGCTGTTATACCGCCCACACCACCAGCGTTAGCAATAGTTATAGAAGCACCAGAACTCAACCCATGCAGAGCATGAGTAATCTCTATTTTGTTTGAACCAATCTTTGTTTCAATAGCATCTACATCTAACTGCGCTTGAAGCGTACCAGTAACATCAGCAGTAACAGAGGTGCTATTGGTAAACCCTGTGATTTCTGCTTCTGCCTCACCAATCAACAGCTTTATACCAACATGATTTGCTGTGAAGTATGGAGCGCTAGAAGTTAAAGTAGCACCAGTGCCAGAAGTAGCGCTGGAAGTAAGCGTGACGCCGTTTGGTTGAAAGTTATAATAAGGTTGTAATTTTCTGCCATCGATAACAGAAGTATCAAACTCAAACACCCTTACCTCAAAAGTGGTAAGTCCAGTTCTGACAAGCATTCTACAAAGAAAATCACCATGAGCGATAAACATAAAATCGCCTCGGTGTGCATAAGTAAACTGATTGAGATTATCATTGTTGATAGGCAAATTGTTGCCATCCACATCAGTAGTAACAGTCTGAATGTGGGAGACCACGTTGGTTGACGCGATGATGCGGAAGATATCAAGTTGACCACTAGAGAAAGCGACAATGTATTTCTCATCATCAGAAAAAACAAACGGCTCAATTCTTATCTGCTGAAGCAGAGAACTATCGTAGGTGTGTGTAAAATTATATATACGTTCAGTAGCAGGGCGCTTGATCACCCCTCCTTCTGCACGAATAAAAAAGTTTTTTACAGTCTCAGCCGCCTGATTATACACAGCGCTGTCTGTTCTTGAGGTAAGAGAAGGGTTGATTTCACCAAAGGAAAAGTTGTTTAGCGGTACACGAATACGCGGCATCAGCTTCGCCTTTCAGAAATAAACCTCGATGTTACAAGTTTGCGTGTTGTCTGTTGCTGAGAATCCAAAGTTTTTGCCTGTTGCATTAACTGCAAAGCTTTGCGTTCCATCATCGTTGCCATAGCTTCATCTCTTGCAATCGCAAGCGCAAAAGAAGCGGCAAGAGAATACTCAACAGCCAATGTAAAATAGCTAGGAAAATCCTGCTCTTTTGCCCTGTATGTGTAATCAGCTACAACATCGTTAGTTGTGCTGACATCGTGATACAGCTTGTCGCCGTAAACAGTATATTCAATTAATCTATCTTCAATGGTAACAGCGTGAAGCATGAGCATGTCATGCGGAAGCTGATAAGCAATATCAAACCTGCCTGTTGGCGCGGCTGATAGTTTATTCAATGCCGCTTGGTTTGTAGCAAAGCGCCATCTACTCGTACACAATGCTGTACGCACTGTATCCTCATACAAGTTTGAAGCCACAAGGGCTTCAGTGCTGTCGGCAGAAAATGATGTGATTGGTTCTGCACCAATCAAAATCAATCCGCGTGACGCTATATCTATTCCTGAGTTCGCTACCGTTGACATGTGGTGATGGGGGGCCGTAGCCCCCCAATCCCTTAGTTATTATCTAGGACTTCATAGATACCGTTGTCATCAATAACAACAGCACCCATTGACATCATAGAAGTAGCGAGATGCGCGGCCTTCTGCGGCACATAGTTAATCTCAGTTTGAACATCTGAGTTGATGCCCAAGCCCACAGCAGAAGTGTGGTAAGCGATATTCTTACCAGCGGTTACTGCTGAAGTTGAGAAAATCTTAAAGCCTAAGAATTCCTTCATTGTCATGCCGCCAGCATAAGGCAGGTTCTGCTCACCTACGAAATCGCTTGAAGCAAATTCGTTGATGTTGAACAGGTCTGCATAACCAGCAGGTGACATTGCTAAGTAACGCTGACCATCTTCAGGAAGGTCGGCGGTGCCAAATGTTTCAAACAACTCAAGCAAATCCGCTTTATCTACTGCGGCGGCAGTTGAGTTAATCTGAGTTGAGTTAGCACCTGCATCCATAGCAGTGTACAGAAGATCGTCAGTCTTACGACCAAGTGCGGCGGCGGCTGATTGTGCCACTGCCTGACGCTCATCAATGTTGATTTTCAATTCATCGAGCTTGTCGATGTATTCTGCGGCGTAGAAGTCTGCCATGGTTGCTTCTACATTTGTATGTACAAGTTCCATAGCGGTAACATCGCCGTTACGAGTTTTAGTTGAAGCAGTGCCAGAACCGATTTTCTGGAAGCGAACTACGCTACCACGAACATTGCCTACTGTACGCACTGTGTTACGGAGTTTAGACCCCATGCGCTGATAAGCCATGTGAACTTCGGTTTCAAACTGCTTGATGAAAGCAATATCAATAGTATTAGCCATTTCAAGAGTCCTTTAAGAAGAGTTCAATTACAGTTCACAGTTGTCCGTTTCGCTCATCGTCCAGTTGTCCCGCAGGGCTGTCAGTTAGAAACAGGCTGTATGCTATTGAAATCTCACTTCAATCGTTTCATCGCAACGCACAAAACGAATACAGGAATAGCCGTTGATTACAGTTGCCTCTTCAGCAAATGCAAAACCCAACCAATCCAACCATTTAAGAGTTTTGTGATGGTCAACAGGCACAACATTTTCTAACAAATCATATCGAGCAGATATGTATTCAAACATATCCTTGCTGGCTTTCAAGAACTTGCGAGGCTGTTCATCAATTACAGAAGAGCCAAGAAACCAAATTGTAGCGCCAACAAAATCTTCTGCCGCCATAAAAGGTACAACGCCAAACATACATACAGGTTCGTCTTTATACATACCTGTCCATGTATAGGCGTCTTTGATGCGAAAGGGCGCATGAAGCGCCCTCCACGGAGTTGAAGAATGTATCATACATTCACGAACATCTGATGGCCTCAACCTGTGTTGAAGATAACCAGCATGTTCTACCTCTGCTTTTACAATTTTAACATCACCTTCATGGTGAAAGCAGTTAACGGTAGAGTTTGGAAAACCCTTCTTGGACTTTTTGGACATAAGCGTTATCTCTCTTTGCTGGGTTCCAGTAGCGTTCATCTTTCATCATTGATTGCAAATCGCCTTCATTGATGGGTGCAATGCCACCAGTGTTGTTAGCCATCGAACTAGAGGACATCTGGTTCATTAGATATTCTAACGCTTCAATGCCACCAGCAGTGGAGCCAAGAGAGAGAATGGCATCAGCATGTTCTTCAGGGAAAAACTTCTGCGACCATAAATCTACAGCTTGAATACGCGCATCAGCATTTTCCCCGAGTGCTGCTTTTTCTGCTTCAAGGTTAGGCTGTGTACCTTGCAATGCTTGTGCATACATCTTAATGCCATCTTCAAACTCTTGCTGGCTGTATGCATTTTCGAATGCGTGGTTAGCCCACCATTGAAACAACTCGTTATCGTTTACATCATTCTCGGTTAATTCTTCGGGAACAACATAATCACCAACGGTAGCTGGCCTGTTTGCTAATGCTTCTGCTTCAAATTCTTTTACAAGAGATTCACGCAGTTCATCTTGTGATGTACCCAACTTGCTCTCAAGCTGAGAATATGAGGATGCTAAATCCTCTGGTGTATTAAACTTCTCTGGCAACCACTCGGGGCGTCCAGACACAGGTGCTTCTGAAGCTTCTACAGCCACTTCCACATTATCTGTTTCACTCATTTGATTTCACCTTTTCGCCGTGTTTCATTCGCCTCTCAATGAGGCCCACTAAAAATCGCTGACCCTCCAGATGTCGGAGTTCAGCGTCACTTGCGCCACCACCAGTTACGGCTTCAATGGTGATAGAGCGCAAATACTTTAACGTCTGTTTGCCTGTCGGCGTTCTAAACAGAGCGTGCATGTTTTGTGAGATTTGTTCGTCCTCAGATTTAGGGCGAGGAAACCCATCAAGACCTAGGTAGTTCGACATTAGCCTGTTGCTGTTGTTGTTGGAAATTTTGTGCCGCTTCCATTAGCTGTTGGCGCTCCACCCCATCTCTCACTAAGCTGTCTGGCACGCCAAACTTCTTAGCAAGATACACCGCAACATCATCAGATTTTACTAGCAGGTTAAGTATCTCTGGCCCGAATGTGCCGCCTACCATCTGAAGATAACGAGCAACAGAAGATATATCTTGGTTAGCTTGCGCCTGTGCCAAAGGAGATACAGAACGTACCTTTACTTCTCTGCCGTTAATGGTTGGTAATTCTATTCTGCCCTGCTTCTTCAGAATAAAAACTACGCGCTGTAATATTGGCGCAACCATCTCAGCTTGCAATCTGCCAAATGCAGAGCCAATACGCCGAGACAAGTCAGCCATGCGCTCTGCCACTTCAGTAGCAGACGCAGGTGTTTTGTTGGGGTCGCCTAGCATGTCATTATATAACGCACGCTTAATGTTTGTTCTCATATCATTGAGAACAAGATTGGCAACATTAAAGTCCCCAGCCGCCTTGATAGGCTGTAGACCAGCAGACCCCATAGCTTTTGGAATGATAGTGCCAGGAACAAGATTGATTGTATCTGTGTTTACAACACCATCATCATCCATCTGATAGATACCAGAGATAGCCATCTGCGCGTTCTCTAGTATTAATTCGATTGTAAGGTTGGTTGTTTTAATAGCGCTCAGAGCGTTAACCAGTGGGCCACGACCATATACCTCACCTGCCGCTTTAGACCAGCGGAAACAAATGAAGGGGTTGGAACCAAGGCCATCAAATCTTTCGTGATAGATTATCGATTTATCTTCAACATCGACAACATAAAAATCGTGAGCCTCTTCATTAAGCTTGTCATAGTTTCTACACACAACCTCAATAATCTTGCACTTACTGTCAGGATTGTTTGCGGCCTCTCGAGCCATCCGTTCCGACATGATGCCCTTAGGGTACGCAATAAGTATCTCTGATATCTTAAGAGAGCGCTCTCTAAAAACATGATCGATGCGGTCATCCGCACCTGTATCAAGAACCACAGACGGAAGCGGAATCGCGTTGAAGCGTACTGGATTGATTGCGTCACCTTCTTCACAAAGCAGGACGCCAGTGCCAACAGCAAGGTCCATAAAGCTTTCATGCACCTCTTGCCCGAAGTTAGAGTTCTGGAGGACTTCAAACACATATTCAGTTACCTCATCTAACTGATTGTTAACCTCGTCAACTTGGTCGGGTGGTATCTCTGAGCCCGCAACAAAATCAGCCCAACGTGCAAAGTTTGGAACTAAACCAGACTGCAATCTGCTTGCGAACTCTTGCGTGCCTACAACAGCAGTCTCGTCAAAGATGCGGTCATCTCTGCGCTGTCCTGCTGTTTCATGGTAAAAACTCTGCCGCATGGGCAGAGCATACTCATAGCACTCATCAAAAAGAGGTTCGAAGTTCGTGCGTGCATGCTTGGCACGCTCATACTTTTGGAGCAGACGTTGAGCAATAGCGCCGTGCATTACAGAGTTCCGTCAAAGTAACCTGCGCCGCCCTTGCTACCTGTCAGCAAAGATACGCTACCCATACCGCCACGCTTTTGCTTGATGGCTTGACCTAACGCTTTATCTCTGTTCTTCAAACGCTTTTCATTCTCAGCGGCCTCTTGGTTCTTGCGCTCAATCTCAGCATTTGGATCAACAGGCGGTACAGATGATTTCGAGGGGCTTGCTAAACACATAATAAATTCTCCAATCTACTTTGTGATATGGTTTGCGAGTTTGCAGAGCAACGCACAAAACTACATTCGTGACCAAAGACCTGCTCTTCTGCTCTTTGGTTTGCGTGAAAACACATCGTAATCTTTGCGTGCTTGGAATGCTGAAGTAGCGCTTGCCATGTTCTGCATGATAGCCCTGCCCTCACCTGCACCTAGCATTAGATATTGCACTGCATCATGGATGTGGGAGAAATGGTTCTTTTCTGGCTTATCATCATAGCGTTCGCCTGATACCTGCAATCGCCTGTACTGGTAGCCGCCTTCAAAACCCTTGATGATGGTTCTACAGCGCGGGTCAATCAAAAGCCCAGAGTGACCGTCAACCATCCGCCCCAATGGTGCTGAAACTGATTCCAGCCTAAGAGACACATCGTTTGATGGCGCTGGACGAGCATTAAGCCCTGCGCTTCGTAATATCTGGAACGGTGTAGATTCATCTGTTTGAGCGCGAAAGTCGCCAGCAGGATCACCAAATATGATGACCTCTGAGGCAGAGTAACGTGTGGAAATTTCTTGGCGGAGGACTTCGCTAAACTTCACGATGCCCATGTCGAATGCCACTATCTCCTGTAATATGAGCCAACGTCCACGCACTTTTTGCCCAAACACGCCAGCAGGTGTAAGCCCAAAATCTATACCCAGATAAACAGGCACACCCGCCGCAACAGGTATCTCTTCTCTGGCGACATGTACATCTGCCGCAAACATCGGGTAGACAGGTTTACCGTCTTTGATACTCCCAAGGCGATTCATCACATACACATCTATCCAACTCTTCGTCTTGCCCTGTACGATATTCGGATAGTAATCGTTCCTCATATTGTTTTTGTTTTCTGCGTTCACGTTTGGCGAATATTTTATGACGTTCCCGCCCTCGTCCTTTTCCTCCACCATTCCTTGAGGCTGGGTGAAGAACTCCCAGTTGTCGGGCTTCACCAGCATCTTTGCTTCTTCTTTTGGAATGTGATCTGGTATCGGAACTTCCCCTGACATGATAGGCCACCAATGGTCCTCCTCTGGCGCGTTAGTATCTGCAATCACACCTGTCCAAGTACATCCGCCATCCTTCATGGAAGGGAAACGACCTACACGCATTGAACATGCATCGATAATAGATTTTGGAATCTCACGCGCTTCGTTTACCCAGATGCCTGTTAACTCTAATGAGAGCAACTTCTTCACATCTTCTGGCCTGTCGAGCGCAAGAAAGATAACTTCCAACTCTAGGTCTGCACGTTTGATGTTATGCGTATAAGGTACAGACCATTGGAACTTGCCCCATTCTTCTTCGGGGAACCAATCGAGCCAAGTTTTGATTGTGGTAGTTTTTAGCTGTGGGTTGGTGTTACGAATGACCGCCCACCTAGAACGGCGCACGCCATTCTTATCTTTCTTCTGCTGTAATGCGCGTCTAAATAATTCAACACAACAGCAAACAGATTTGCCAGAGCCTACAGGGCCACGCAACAATCTGAAGAACACTTCGCTCTTCATAAAATCTTTTAGCGTTTGACCGTCAGGTTTATATTTAAATGTTGTCAACTTTGTTATCCTTACCGAATTTAATCATGCGCTCGATTACTTCTGGCGCAATTACTGAGATAACCTTGTCGGCTTCTCTGTCGGTCTGGAACTGTTCAGGGTGATAGGCAAGATGTACTCTCTTCACAATATTGCGTAGAAGAATGCGCTCATCTTTATTAATGGTATGCAAAAAACTCATGTGCGATGTGCCTTTGTTTTTTTAGCGATGGATGCAGGTTGGCGGGAATGTTGTTTGCCAGCTTTAACAGCTTTGCGCTTGGCGGCTGTAGATGCCGCGTACTCTGCTGATGAAAGAGATTTGATAGCGCTCGATGGTAGATAGCGCTCACCTGTAGCGCCCTTGCCCTGCGTAGAGTTTTTGCCAGACTTAGTGCGCCACTTTTGTTTAGTCCAGCTACGCAGAGAAGCTTGTGAAGGTTTTAAACCCATGCTTTTTTCCTCGCTACAAAATACGCGAACCCTAATATGAACAAGGCCGAAATTAAAATTAATGCAAATATGCCTATGGCTTCTTTGAGTTCTTCTTTCTTTTTCGCTTGTTCACGCAGAGCGATTTGTCTTTGCTTGCGTGCCTCTGCTTGAAACTTTACCCAATCAGGCCACAGACCCGCCCTGCCGTATAACTGCATATAGCTTTGCAGATCTGCCTCTTGCTTTTTAATTTTCTCAAGAGCCATAAACTCCTCAAAATCATTGCCGAATACACTAGCTTTCTTCTTGCGTTGTTTGTTCTGCAATTCCTCTTTTGCATTTACAAAGTCGGATATAGCCTTCCCCGCACTGGCAAGCTCTTTACCGTTTGCAATAGTTGTTTTTATTATTGCAAATGCACCATTGATTGCCGCAAGTTCTGCTAACATTAGCTGGTATATCCGCCTCCCTTTGCTTTATAAGCCTTGGCTAACATTTGTGCTTTTCTTGCACTCCACTGACCTTTTGCTCCGCCCTTGTTACCAGCTTTGATGCGGTTGAAGAGCGCCTTACGCATTGTAGGTTTAGTGTAATTACCAGCCGCGTTAACTGCCATCAGTACCCCCGTGAGTAGGTGCCAGCCGCAGGTTCACGCTTCAGCATAGAAGCAGGTTTCTTTTTGGCAGCAGTTTGTTTTTTAGCGGCCTTCTTTGCGGCGGCTTTTCCAGCTTTGGTGTATGGAAATTTTTTACCAGATACGTTTGGCATTATGCTTTATCCTTCTTTTGGTGCAGGTTTTGGTCTTGGCTTTGGCAAAGACATATTTAATTTTGTGTCGTAAAATTTGTTTTCTGTTGCGCCTTGTTTGGGTGTTTTGCCAGCCTTTACTCTTCTTTTTTCTTCTGCTTTCAGAGAGCCTTTACCCCTCATTAAGCTTCTGGCAACAGGCTTTAGTGTTTCAGAATCAAATTCACGCAATCTAATTTTGTTGTTTAATAAAGAGTTTATTGGCTTGTTTTTTGGAACAGCCGCAATGTTTTGCGCTTTTACAATTCTTTGATAATGTTCCGCTGATGCACCTGTAAGTTTTTCGGCTTCTGATTTAGTAATTTTTCTAAAGCCAGTATTGAACTTACTTCTATTTTTTGAACTGCTGTCCATTATGCTTTATCCTTCTTGGCTTTGTTGCGCTTGGAAATGGCGGCGGCTTTTGCTCTTGCATCAGCAGAACTAGATGCACCCCACGCCATAAGAGAGAGAAGTTTTCTGGTAGGCTTGCCCTTGCTATCTCTGTCAGGGCCTTTATTGCCAGCCATGCGAGCAAGGAAGCTGGCTCTGCGTGGGTTGTCACCCGACTTTACAGGAGCCTTGAGCGTGCCTTGCTTGTAGCTATCACGGCCTTTCTGGTTCAATCCGCCTTTCGGATTCTTACCTGCCGAGCGTGTCCATGCTGGTGATACCATCAACCAAATCCAATCTGTTCTGCAAAAGTTTCAAACCTCTCACCCAACCCACCTTTATCTTTCTTCTGGCGGTCTCTTCTATCGTTGACACTGCCAAGAGGTGTGTAGGTATTCCCCCGCCGTTGGAGGTTCTTATCTTCTAAATATTCAACAGGCGCTTTGATGGTATCAAAGAAGTTATCGAGGAAGCCGCCAGCATACTGGCTCTCAAACTGCTTCTCGAATATCTGTTTGCGCTTGTTGGTCATGCCGCCTTCAAATACAAAGGTGGTGGCATTAGGATTGATGTCGTCATCAAAATCGGTGTTAACCACCTTCTGTTCTTTTGACAGCTTTATCTTGACGCGCAGTGCATCTTCTCTGCTGGTGCCATCTGGGTTCTCTGGCATTATTTTGCCGCCCATGTAGCGTGCCACAGGATATATACTGCCAGTTTGGTAGGTTTCTTCTGCGGAGGCTACAAACTCTTTCCACCCGCCTCTATCTTGGAAATCATAAGTATCGAATACATACAGTTCGCCATCTTCTACAGTTACACCAAACTCACCAAGAGAATTGCGTATCTGGTCGCCAATGGTGTCGATATTGTAGTTATCCTCGAAGATAGATTTATCCCCCAGGACTTTCATCATGTCGTCATAATCGATGCTCTTTACCTGCCCCTCTTTGATATCAGGGTGAAGGTTGGCAACAACAATCTTTAATGTCTCTAGCGCTTCGCCAGAGATGTTGTTCTCGTTTACAACGCCGTCAGAGGGGTCAATGAAGTCGGGGAGCAAAGAGTTCAGAACACCACGCAGGTAGAAGTTCTGATGCTCTGGGAGCGCTTTTAATAATTCATTTAATACTGGCATCGAACCTTGCACCAAAAAATATTTATCAAGTGCAATATCACAGATGCAGTGTTAGAGGCTCAACGCACAAACCTTGCGTGTAGGTATAGAAGAAAGATAACTATGGTAAGGATGGGGTGCGCTATAACAAACAGCCACACGTTTATTTCCTGATAGGTGAAGCCAGTAGCAGAAGCGGCAAGCTTCAATAACTCAACCCCTGTCCAAAAAATATAATCAATCATCGCTCTCTCCAGTTGCATATATGCTATCGAGCTTTTGTGGCAATAATGTGACTAAGGGTCGGGGTCGAGGGGGTAGTGCGCAACTTTTGGCCCCCCCCCTCTATGATTAGCTACCTCGCCGCTTCAGGTTCGGGCGGGCAAGCGAATGCGCTAGCCCGCAGTCTTATAGT